TGTTTTCCTTTCACGAGTATCGGTATTCAAGTTTGGACGCAGTTCGCGTATCAGGGCACGCTCTACCGAGTGTGCTTCGCCTTTACCACGCACCACTGCCACGATCGAATAAGCAAAAGAACCAGCACCGCGCTCACGGAGTGCTTCGTAGAGTGCCCACGATTTGTCTTCTGTGCGACTGCGATAAAGATGTTTGCACATACGACTACGCACCGACTTCAGCACAGTGCTTTCTGTTTTGGCAGTAACGCCGATGTAGAAATCAGTGCCCGACATGATCTTGTAAACGATATGGGTACGGTCTGAGCGTTTTTTGCGGGGTGCTTTTTTATTCATCATACACATATTATAGCAGAATGGGATTTTTTGGTCAACCGAAGATATCCACAAGTTAGTGCCCACTAACACCCGTGTATTTGCTGGGTTAGTGGGCACTAACTTGACTAGATCAAGTGATTCGTCAGCCCATCTAGTAGGACTGGGAAAGTGGGGCGAGCAGATACACACTATCGCAACACCGGCCGCTCGGGACTGTAAAGTCTTGACCCCTCAACATCACTCACGCTGTCAAATGAATCCGGTGCGCTATTGTTACCATTAGTGTAGCACTTTGGGATTTATTGGTCAACCTAACTGCGGGCAAGACTTTCTAAGTATCGGCTCATGTTGCCGTGTAGCAAGGCCATGACTGCTTCACGACTGCCAAACAAGTGTATGCGATCTCGTTCGATAAAGTATGGAGTATTCAGTTTACGATCCAAATCTAAAATAAATTGTTTGGTAATTTCTGTCTTGACTAGGTTGATGCTGTAGCTTTCTAGATCTAGATCTCGTTTCAGCACTGTCCAGCCTTCGTTAGTGAGACGTAGCCCACCAGATGCGCGGACATTGCACCACCATAACAATTGAGCTTGTTCCAAACTGTAACTTGGTTCTGATATTTTTTTGTACAGAGTCTCGGTCAGTAGATTCTTATTTTTCATCACTGAAGATGATGTCGCCCGAGTTCATCAGCACTACCGTGAATTTGTCGGTGTGAAACTGTTGATTGAGTTTTTTTGCTAGATTGATGGCATGACCCGAATTAGGAAAACTTGTTTTGCGATATCTTGGACCCACATCATTGGTAAGACTATGGCTACTTTTGAGACTGATGGGTTTGCCGTCGTAGAATACAGCCCATACACCTTCGCTGCTCAATACCTGATCGCATTTGTAGGTAGCTTTGCTGGTCTGCTCTAGCAGTACTTTGGGTTTGGGTCTACTCATGAGTTTATTTATTAAATAAACCGTACGGTTTATTCTTTGTTATCGTTTAAAATCACCGCCGGATATGGCAGTGGGGAATTCTACAGTGACTGGTATCTGTGGCGTTTGTTGGCTGTCTAATAACAATTTAGTTATGTCAGAGGCTAGATTCTGTACTTCCTGTGATGTAAACACCACAGGTCGCCCTGTAGTGAAATCTGTGCTACGCACACGGTCCATGAATCTACGTATATGTAGATAACGAGTATCTTCAGCCACAGGCAGACTCGGCTTCTTGTTGAGTGTGAAATGGTCCATGGTATTGATACCTTTGGATTAGAATTACTTTGGGATTGCGTATGACTTCAAAATCGATATTTTGTCTCACAGCATACCAACCTGCGGCATACCATGATCTGCTTTTATCTGTCTTGGTAAAGATTGGTAGTTGGCGTTTGACATCCCACACAGGATTGTATGCCCGACATCCCACTTCATAATTATACACTTCACGGACATTTTTCTTGACTTTAGCTGGCTTGATTTTATCCGCAAATTGAAACGGAATGCTTTTCCTGATGCTGGCTATGTTCTTGTGTATGGTATAGGTATTGTCAAACAACACGCGATACTGTCCATCGTTTTCTTGTTCGATGTTACCACGTTTTCCTGACTCGTCGGTCAAGATCCAAAACTTTTTATCGATGATGGGTTTGGCTATTAGGTTGGTCACGCTGTCTCCTTTGCTTGATTTGTTTTTGCTTGTTGTGTCTTGAAATTCTTTTCTGCTATCTCGTAGTGATGGTCGCACAACACACGAAGCCATCCTATGTTTTCTCTCTTGTGCCCGGGTGTGCCGCAGTGTTCGCAGGTGTATCTGCACAGCCTTTCTGCTAGGTTGACCAAGGGTGTCAAGTCATCGTGCAAATAATCTGCATAGTATCTGAGATCACCAAACTTTTCTTTGACCTGTACCAAGTGTGGATACACATAGGCCTCGGGCACAGGTTGATATTCGGCATCCAACAAAGATTGTACCACTTTTCTTTCGATCATGGCTGTGCCAGGTCGAATTCGATTGTAGTAAATTCTAGTAAAATAATATTCCAATCCACGACTGTCTCCAGCCAAGCCGCGAGCCAGTGCGCGATTGTATCTCATCACATTGGCACGTTGTTGTCGGCGATCACTGACTGTGCTGTAAATCTCAGCTGTGAGTTGATCAATGATCCGTGCCCATCCGGGTCCAGTTTCCAAGTAAAAAGTTTCATCTACCATCCTAGGATACTTGGCCTGGAATACAGTGTGTTCAACATTGTGGTCAATCATTAAGCACTCCGCTGTAGGTTTCGTTGAGCCAACGGCTGTATTGTTCGGCCTGCTCGGATATTTTCACTAGTTCGTACTTGCCACAGAACTTCATAAAGTGTATTCCCACCTGTCCCACATCTTTGTGGCTGCGCTGTTCTACGATGGCGCAATCTACTGCATCTCGGATTTCTCGAGGCTGTGCCGTGAGATCCACCAAGGTGCAGTTGCGCTCATAACAGTCCAGCACACGATGTTCGACGCCGTTGTGATCAGTCCAGCGTTGTAGCATGAGATTGTTCCAGTTAAAACCTTTCTTATCTCGATCTGCATAAGCCTCCTGTAGGCCTACTTTGTTTTTTGTGCCCTTGGTCCTGACACCAGGATAGGCACTAAAGATGTTGTCAGTGGGATCACCTCGCATGCATTTTTCAAACAACAACCATTGTGGATCTGGAGGCAGTTTGGCTGTCTTGGTCTTTTTGTCTATCACAGGTTTCATTTTGCTATCAAAAATCCCCTCTAGTGTAATGACCTCGTCCGTGATACCGTTGTATTGACGAACATTGGCGGCCACTAACTGTACGAAATCAGTGTCTGAGGAGACTATAGTGTGCTGGTCTGTGGGGTGTAGCGCAATCCACCGGGCGATGATATCATCCGCTTCCGCTTCAGGATGCCTAATTACAGAGCAGTTAGTCTTGGCTGCGATGTATTTAGTGAATTCATCATAGGTGTCCCAAAAAAGGCGATCTTGCTCTGCTTCGGCTTCGGTCAGTGCCGCACGAGCCACTGCTCGATTCTTTTTGTAGGGTTCGTAGAAGTCTTTGCGCCAACTACGCCCCTCCAAAGCAAACACCACGTGATCAGCTCCAAACTGTCTCACGCATTTATTCACGCTGGCTAGTGTCACGTGCAGGGCATAGCCCAAACGCTGCCAATCATCGGCAGCACGGTGTGCCGCGTGGCGAGCGCGGAAAAAGGTATTGGCCGTGTCTACGATTAGATAGTTCATGCACACAGTATAAACTGTGCGGTTAATTCTGTCAAGATATTTTGGTTAACGATATTCCCGCTTACCATCTTCCATCTTCGTGTTCTGTACAAAACGATTGGGATTGCGATTTTCGGGATCGGCCTGTTCTTGTTCAAAAGTTTCCAATACCACATTACGGCAAACACTGGTAAACCATTGATCCACTAGATCGGCATCGGATTTGCCTTGATAACCAAATCTCTGCAGTTGTAAAATAAACTTATCATTCCAATCTAATTCAAAACTACCAGCAGATAGATTGTTGGGATCCACATCCATGGAAAGGATGGCTACATAAGGCTCGCCTTTTTCTGTGGCAATATCTTTGGCAGATTTTTTTGAAACCTTTGCGGGTTTTTGTTCAGCATCAGGTGCAGGAGTTTTTTTCTTAAAGCGATCAAATAAGCCCATGTTCATTCCTCGTCAGTGTCATTGCCAAGCAAT